GAGGGATATTATCCTCAACCACTCCGCGCTATTGTAGTCCAATCAGGAAGCGCGAGCTCCCTTAAGGACTACCTCACTTGGAGAAAAGAACCCGTCTAAAACCAGGCTCCTAGATCTTTCCAACTATGAACATGCAAGAGTGAATATCTCCTGCGTGTAGCGGTACGAAGGGAGTACGTATTTCCATATTCCCTTTCTACAGATGGGTAAAACAATCTAGCCAAGAGTAATTCGAGGCCAGTAGATTCACGTTTTACCGCAACGTGGGCTAAGGCGGGGACGAGGTATCCTTCGATACAATATCCGAGCCTTCTTGGTTTGTGGACTGAAGGGGTGGCGGAGTCGAAATTATCGATATATCCACCATCCCCGTATCCTTCGCTGATCGCGAACCGGAATTTCTTCGGTACGAGACAGTAAAGGAATACCCAAGCAGTGCGTAGGCGAGCATCACAACCGTAACCAAAGTTACGACGATGGGCCAACCGCCGTACTGCGTTAGCCAGTCTATAAACAGATTCCACATTGCACAAGCCTACCTTAATATAAATAGGCTTAACATCAGTACCCCAGAAGTAGTGAGTCCCGCAGCTTTCGCGAAAGACGCCCGAAGTGAAAGACTTCGAAGCGTTAATCTTGAAGCCAAAGAACACACATAGATCCTGGAAGATCGGCATCACGTCCACGGGTATGACGACGTCATCCCCAAAGACTCCGACGTAATCGCTTGAGACCCCCGCGTAAGAACAACACGCGTGTGCCATAGCGAAAAAGATAAGTGACTGCAGGGGAAAGGTAAAACCATTCCCCATGGAGGAAAACTTCTCCATTCGCTGAAACTTATCCCCGACCAAGCTAAGCTTCGACCTACAAAGGTCAAGAACTTGGAACCATCGATGCGGTATAATCTGTCTCACTACTTCAGTTGAAATCATATCTGAAGCAGAGGAGAAATCTACCGTACCGAGAGAACCAGACATGCTAGCATAAAATGCCAGCAGGCCATTGCGTTCTTGGGTATTAAGATCGATGCCTTCGGACCTAAGTAGCCTACGACTGATCATACGACCTAAGCCGAGTTGAAAGAAAACGTTCAAACCCGGTTCAATCGCAATGACTCTGTCTGTCTTGGCATTCTTAGGGACAGTGGTAATCTTATTCCCGGGAGTGAAACAATATCTCCCGCGAAGAGAACTGGCCCAGAGTGGCCAGCGATCTTCAATAAGAGGTTCCACCAGTTGGTAAAGATCAAGCGTTATTCCGGCTTCACGCCGGAACTTGTTCACAGGACTGGTATCTAAGCCACCAAGATCAAAGGTGGCACCAGGACCCCATGAGCACAGGTCAAACCATTCAGCCGGGTCAAACTCACCAAGGATAGAGTCTATTTTACGACAGACTGCGTTAAGCAGCCAACCGCGAACGCCAGAGATCTTGTTGGCGTCGAGACTCGTCCAAAAAGAGTTTGTAAGATGATTGCTACGCTCCGCTGCGAAGAATTTATCCATCGCAACGTCCTTCCTATCAAGGGGAAGCTGAAGAAAATCAGCTTTACTTAATAGAGAAGTAGCTAAGTAATCATCTCGGAACCGCGAGGCCCCCGCAGGGGAAGCCTCGTAGCCGGAAGGGTCACAATCTAGATCCACAAGTTGTTGGTGCTCTCCATTGCTGAAGAGTAACCAGACAGTTAGGGACCTAGGAGTATTGAGACCTTCCAGAATGGAAAGAACTGCCTTCTGAGTTGAACGAGAAGGAACGCGATACCGACCAAGGTCTTTAATGAGACCTCGAATAGCATGCTTATGCATGATATCACCTTATGGGATATTGACGCGGTTAAGTACGTTTGTGCTTCCGCCGTTCCCTACGAACCAATCGGACACAGTCCAGAAAGGCTTGAAAGAGAAGGAGAAATCTCACCAAACGGCCTCCCCCTTGTCAACGGCATACAGGACCTGATTACTGTTGGTCTCGGTAAGCGTGGCGGCTAACATCTTTCGGATGTTTTCCGCCTGCTGTTCCGTAGTCCTCGGGTGAAGCAGGAACTGTACGATCCCTTCATTGACGAAGTCAACGAGCGTTAGCCCGCTGACGGCATCAGTGTAGGTGGACGGCATCTTGAGACGAAGCTCAATTTTGCGTGGCCCGACTTTCTTGCCCGGAATTGAAAACTCCGAGGTGGGAGAGTTGGACTTGGCAACGTTGAGAGTAATCGTCTCACTTGCTGCAGGCGTTGTAGCGTTCAGATTTCTGAACTCCAACACCCCGTTCACATCCCCGTTTGGGGTAAACGTATGCGTCACCGGTGACGTTTCGCCATCGGCTACCGCAATGTTTGCGCGAGCTACCATTAGGTTACTCCTGATTACAACTTAAGTCGTTGATGAAGAAGGGCAACTGTACTGGCACCGCGATTGACTGTTATATACGGACTCAGATTAGGAAGATTAGCCGCTGGAAAGTTGCTTAGAGCAACTCTTTCACAGCTAACTTGCTCTCTAGAGGCCGCGCCTAACATGTCATAGCGAATGCCGCCCAGTACCCTCACGCCATTGCATCGATAGGTAACTCTCCACTTTTCAAAGGTTGTTCTACAACCTTTTTGAAAAGTCAAACCGAGAGTTGCGTCCCACGTGTCGATATATTCGCCAAGAGGGATAAACCAATCGAATACAAAGGACCAAGGCAGTAACTCCCAGGCGACGCTTGCAGGGTTGGTCACCCCAAAAGCGCTGAGGTCTTGAAGAACCTCGCTGGAATGCGAAAATACGTAAACGTATTTCCGTGTGTAGCGACCTTGTTCTGTCCTGGTGGCAGGGACGTTCCAAAAGTCATGGAGAGTGTGGCGTTTAAACCACCTTCCAGACTTAGAAACGGTTATCCTTACCCTACGTTCGTCGCTAAGCCTCGCAAGAGACTCAGCTGCGCCGTAGACGTCGGATAGTAAAGGTTTCCACCCATACTGCAGTGCTAGCCATTCTCGAGCTAAAGCCCTAGAAGGCGTAAAGCGCGAGCCACTTGGCTTACCTACAGTCGAACGAACAGACTTCTGGGTCACCCCAAGAGCCTGTGCAACGCCTGCAAGATTGCCTCGACGTAAAGACCTGAGTGCGTTTGCAATACGACCAGCTGTCCCAAGGATGAGGCGCGAGGTTTGCTTTCGCTCACCGAACGCCACACCTAAGTTCACTTTCATCTGTTTTAAGGATTTAAGCGAATTATTAAGGGCTTGGTTGTTAATGCTTACACGGTCAATAGCAGAGGAGTCGTTAGAGAGATCTTCGCCGACATTGATCATGCGCCCAACAACAATTTCTTGTGTGTTGTCCGCATAATTGGTGACGACTTGTCTCCCGTACGGTTCCGAGATATTGTTCTCAGAAAAGACGAACCCGTTCATGGGCAAGCCTTCTTTACGACTTTTCAGTGATCTGAAGTTAGGAGTGTTGTTGGTGAGGCGAGTCTTCGTATGTCGTAAGACAACAGGATTATCGTTCCCACTTTCAAGCAAATCTCCGGTATCCAGTACAGTTCTCCGATAAGTTCGGGGCGCTGTCCTGTTAACGGCTTCAGATACTGTGGTACGCGGCACGCTGTCCCTCGGTTTAGGAAGAACAAGGGTCTGTTATCAGACAACCCAGTTCACTAGGCTGAGTTTACCGTAACTACAAGTTGCGGCACCTACAACAACATGAACGTTGTTGAAAGGGCGTTACTTCCCCTTCGCCTTCTTTCCAGAAGGCTTAGCTTTCGTAACACCCAACTTAAGATACCCGGAAGGGTACCTTGAGAGTCCTCTACTATCCGCTAGACTGGAAAGCCAGCTAGACGTAGAGGTTCCGACTTATAAGGTCGGCTTTATCCAGGCAATTCCGTTGGTACTCACGAATAGCAGAGTCAATGTCCAACCAATTATACCTTATCTGCTCCCACTCCATTTCCAGTGGAGTTTGAGTAGGACGGTAAGAATTGGGGTTTAACAGGACACAACGCTGTCTCTTCATAGGTCACCGAAGGAATTGTCAGGCAATTCCGTTGGTACTCACGAATAGCAGAGTCAATGTCCAACCAATTATACCTT